TGAAGAACCAGCAGGTCCTCATTTGATTAAAAAGAAACTCAAAGAAGCAAAAGAAACAATATTTGATGTTGCTGCTAAAGTGATGAAAGATAAACAAGCATATGGTTACAACACTAAAAAAGGATTAGTAACAGTAGATGTACAAACAGCTAATCTATTAACAAAAGTATTTAAAAAAGTAAATCCTAAAATGAAAAAAATATTATCAGATTTGGGATATAAAAGTCCAACACAATTAATGAACACACTATGGGCAGTGGTGAAATAGGAGTTAATGATGATTAATATGAAAGATTTAATAAAACAACAAAATCAAGAAGTTCGTAAAGAAACTGGTATGATTAAAGAAGATACAATTAATGAATAGAATGAAAAGAGCTGCTATATTGTATAAAGTAATTGACGCTGCTGGTATGACACCACAACAACTTATGGCAGATATACAAAAAATTAAAACGGCTATGAAAAATGATTAAATTAAAAGACTTATTATCAGAAGGAAAGTTTAAAATGAAAGGTAAGTATTTGAATATGCCAGGTGGTGAGGTATCATCTATACCAAAAAGGAATGAAAGAGAAAGAATTGTAGTTCAAATAAAGAATGAAAAATTTAAACTTTATGATAATGGATTTAATGAGTTTCATTTAATTGGTGATAGAAATGATTATTATCCAAAAGGAACAAAAGATTTAGAGAGATTTTTAAATAAAAACAAAGCAAAATATATTGGAATAGATAGATGAAACTTTTAAATTTATTAAAAGAAGAAGTAGATAAAAAGTGGCCACTAAATTGGCATAATGCTACAAGTAAATTATTAGATTCTATCAGTTGGGTTAGTGCTTTAACATATGCACCGAAAGTTCCAAAAGAAATTAAAAAAGATAAAAAATTAAGAAAATTAGTTGATGAATTACTTAAACAATATAATAGAATAGAAAAGCATGTTGATAAAATGGGATATGATAAATGAAACTTCAAGACTTATTAAACGATTTGGAATTAGGTAAGGTTTATACTGATAAAGACAGAAAACCTTTTAAAGTCAATGAAGGCATGAAAAGATTTAAAGTATATGTATCAGGTGAGAAAGAACCTCTTATTCTTTTAGGTAAGAATGAAAAAGAAGTTAAACAAGTAGCTCACCAAATGATACAGAATAGTAGTGTTAAAGTTAGAAAAGTTGTTAAAGAAGGATTTGGCGGTGTAACATCACCACCACCATTTTCATCAAAAGAAGCAAAACAAGTTGTAGATGATGCTTTAAGAAATTATTCAAAAGAATTAAGAAAGTTACAATATAAAGTTGTAAAGGATTGGATGACAAAAGCAAAAGCTGGTGTGATTGATTTCTTTGATTTAGTTAG